CGATCAGCTGGTTGATCGGCCCGGTCGGCGCGAAGCCGACCGACACGGCGCGAAGCGCGCCAGCGTCGACGCACGCCCACACCTCGTCGGCCATCTGCGTCGAGCCTTCGTCGAGAAACTGGCAGTCGGCGATCAGCTGCGTGCCGACGACTTGGATCGGGTCAACCTGGCCAACCGGCAGCGCGCGCGACTGATGGCCGAACAGCAGCACCGGATTTTTCCGAAAGTTGTCGAGCTGCCAGCCGTTGGCGCGAATGATGTCGCCATAGCGATCGACCGACTCGTCGCTGGCAATGAACCGCATGTGGCGCTCGCCGTCCGAGACCTCGGTGCCCGAGATCAGCGCGTCACGGTGGAGAAGCGCGCCCGGCTTGGGCGCTTCGCGTTGCATCATCATGGCTTGCTCCGGGGCTTGGGCTTGGCGAGCGCGCGGCTGGTGACGCTGCGCGCGGTCTTGGTCTTGGTCTTGATGCGACTGGTCTCGACGCTCGACGTCAGACCGACTCGTGAACTCGGTCGCGGCCCTTTGATGACGGCTGGCATGGGTTTTCCCCGCTGTGAGTGAACATCTTGTGAAGTCGCTCGCGCTGGGCGTATGGTTGCCGCTCGGAGGGACTGAGATGCCAAAGGCCGACGACTACGACCGCCATCGCCGATTGCTCGGCGCGTTGCCCATCGCGCTGTCGCCGATGTTCGACCCCTTTGTCGAGCTGCTGATCGAACTCGACGCGCCCCCGCTCGGCTCGTTCTCGATTCGCAAACTCGACGCCAAGGCTGACGCGCGCCTGCGCCTGCTGTGCATCCCGTTCGACGATCACGCGTCGGCGGTGGCGTTCCTGCTGCGCCTGTTGGGCGAGGCGACGCAACGCGACGTGATCGACGAGCTGCTGGCCAAGGTCGGGCCCGGCGCGATCATCGAAGTCGACAAGACGAGTCTGCTGTTCTGGTTCGGCCTGATCGGCGTCGAGATCACGAGGCACTGATGAAAAAAGCGGCCGACGATCTGGTCGATGCGGTGCGCGAATGGCTCGCCGCCCACGAACAGCTGCAGGCGTCAGCGGTCTACAGCGAAAGCCCGCGTTGCATCAAAGCGCGGATCGAGGTGCGCAAGGCGCTCCAACGCTACGAAACGGCCACCAAGGGGATCAGCAAATGACGACGAGACGCGCCTGCGGCGACTGCATGCTGTGTTGCTCGCTGCTGCCGGTCGAGGAGTTCGGCAAGCCAGCGGGCGAGCGCTGTCGTCACGCCAAGTTCGGCAAGGGTTGCTCGATCTATTCGCGACGCCCCGGCAGCTGCGCGCTGTGGAACTGCCGCTGGCTGGTGAACGACGACACCGCCGAGCTGCGCCGCCCCGATCGATCGCACTACGTGATCGACATCATGCCCGACTTCTGTCGCGCCGTTCACAACACCGACCCGGCGCAATCCTACGCGCTCGAAGTAATCCAGGTTTGGGTTGATCCGAAATATCGCGACGCTCACCGCGACCCGATGTTTCGCCGCTATCTCGATCGGCAGGGCAAGTGCGCGCTGATCCGCTACGGCTCGCGCGAGGGCTTTCTGCTGGCTCCCCCCAGCGTCACGGGCGCGGGCTGGGTCGAGCACGAATCGGGCTTTGACCAAGAGCCGCAACACACGCTGCAGCAGATCGCCGCCACGCTGGGCGGCGAGATCGCGATCGACGCCGAGATGAAAAGCGCGACAGTGACGACGGCTGACGGCGTCGCGCGCAAAGTCGCGGTCGACGATTGGCGCGGACGCTGAATTGTGAAGGCATAAGCCGGTCAGCGCCAAAAGTGCGACATCCCGCGGCCCGACAGCCAACGGCGCTCCAATAGACTCTTTGTTGAGCGACGAACTTCGTCGCTTGTTCAGCCACGTCGCTGTCCTGTTCTTTGTATCGTGAATCAGACGCACGCCGCCGCGCAATCCCGCGCGAGCCGGGTCAACGTGCGTCTTAATTTTGGAGATAGAAAATGGCTACCAAGACTGACGCTGATACGATGCTCAATCAGTCGAACATCGTGCGCCCCGCCCCCAAGGCGAAGGCGAAGCCCAAGGCAGCAGCTGTGAAGGCGAAGCCCAAGGCGAAGGCGAAAGCCAAGACGAAGGCGAAGAAAGTCGCCAAGTCGAGCGCGCCGAAGAAAGACTCGCTCGTCGACAAGCTGATCGCGCTGATGTCGAGCGCGAAGGGCTGCACGAATGAGGAAGCGTTCAAGGCGCTCGGGTTCAAGACAGCTCAGAGCGTGCGCGGGACGATCAACGGCCCCGTGAAAAAGCGCCACAAGGTTGTCGTCGAGAAAGACGACAAGCGTGGCAACGTCTATCGCATCAAAAAGTAAACTCCACCCAAAGCCCCGCCCCGTGCGGGGCTTTTTTTTGGCTTGCCCGCCCCCGCTCGGCGCATTCCGAGCGGGGGCTTTTTGCTGCTGGGGTTATCTTCTCGATCAGCTCTTGGGCTGCGCTGTCGGTGGCGTCTGACCGGGCAGCTGGCCCGGACGCTCGGGCGCATGCGGTGGCTTGGGCAGTCCCTGCCCCGGTGCTGGCGGGTTTTCCAAGATCACCCAATGACGACCGTAGCCGCGAATCCACACGAACGCCCAGACCTTGCCGGTCGGTGCGCCGGGCGGCAGCGGCGGCCAGATCGTGCCCGGCTCTGACGGCAGTCCCTGATCAGGCGCTCCCGGCACCACAGGCGGCACCGGCTGAATCGGATGCGAGGGTGTGCCCGGCGGCCCGATCGGCAGGCCCTGATCAGGCCCCATGCCTTCGTCGACGCCGTAGTCGGGATCGGTCGGGCGATTGTGACCCGGAAGGCCGTGCGAGGGATGACCGCCGCCGACTTCGTGCAGCTCGCCCCAATAGAGTTTCGCCATGCTGTTTCTCCTTCAAATGATGTGAACATCGGGAACGCCCTCGTCGATCCGCGCCATTCGACGCCCGATCGCCATGATCAGCGCGGTCATACCGTCAATACGCCCTATCGAGTGCGACTTGTGCGGCATTTCGTTTAAGTTTTTGTCGCGCGCGACTTTCATGTTCGACGCCATCATCGTCAGAACGGGATTGTCGCCGTGGTCCAGCTTGCGCCCGTAGACGAGCGCCGACAGCTCTTTGGTCGGGGCCGTGTAGGTGCGCATGCCTTGCGCGAACTCGACCGCCTCGATCCCGCGATCGTTCAACTCGACGCCGAGCTGCGTCGCGTTCCACGGGTCATAGGCGACGCTGTCGATCTCGAAGCGTGCCGCCTCCTGCACGATCGCGCTCCTGATCTCGCTGTGGTCGATCACGTTGCCCGGCGTCGCCTCGATAAAGCCCTCGTCGACCCAGCGGCGGTAGGGCATGCGATCGCGATCGGCGCGATCCTCGATCGTCGCGGCTGGCATCCAGAAGCGCGCCGCCACGCGCATGATGCCGTCATCGTCGGGCGCGAACAGCTTGATCCACGCGCTGATGTCGATCTTGCTCGACAGGTCGAGCCCGCCCCAGCATTGCACGCGCCCCAGCTTGTCGGGATCGAACGGCCCGCGCGAACACTCGCGCCACATCTGCATGTCGATCGCGCGCTCGGCCTCGCTCGATCGCACGTTGAGCCGCAGCCGCTTGAAGGCCGACAGCGCCGATGGTGAGCGCGACGCCTTGCGCGCCTGCCGCGCCAGATCGTCGAGTTTCACCGAGACGCCCAAGTTGGGATTGGCCTTGGCCCACGCGGCGGGATCGTCCCATCGATCGCCCTTGTCTATCGTGGCGATGAACACGAACACGTCGTCATCGTCGACAATCTGTTCGAGGACCTTCGTGGCGTAGTCGTTCTCCTGCGCGTAGACCGATTGCGGCGCGTCATCGCCCGCCGTGGTGATGATCCACAGGATCGGCTGACGTCGCGAGCCCATCGCGGTGTCCAGCACGTCGAGCAAAGCGCGCGTCTTGTGACGGTGCAGCTCGTCGACCAGCACGCAATGAGGGTTGAGCCCGTCGAGCGTGCGTTCATCGCTCGACAGCGGTTCGAATTTCGAGCCGGTCATGTCGACCGAGAGGTTCAGCTTGAAGCGCGTCACGTCTTGGGCCAGGTCGGGCGACGCGGCGACCATTCGCTTGGCCTCGTCGAAAATGATACGCGCCTGATCGCGCTTGGTCGCGGCGGCGTAAATCTCCGCGCCGATTTCGTGATCGCACAACAGCATGTCGAGCCCGATGCCTGCCAGCTTGGTCGACTTGCCGTTTTTGCGCGGCACTTCCTCGTAGACGTAGCGAAAGCGCCGCGTCCCATCGGCGCGCTTCCAGCCGAACACCGAGCCGATGACGAATTTTTGCCACCAGCTGAGGGCGATCGGCTTGCGCGCCCACTCGCCTTTCGAGTGGTGCAGGAACTTGGCGAAAAAATCGATGTGATACTGCGCCGAGGCGGGCCGCCAGATCAGCCCGCGCGACGCCCCGTCCTCGAGATCGCGCAAGTGTCGCTCGCAGGCCAGTCTCACCAGCTGACAAGCGACGACCTCGCCACCGACGACAGCGCGCGCGTAGCCGGTCGCCTCGTCAATGGAGCGCATCCGGGCTGCCCTCGATGTAGTGCGTCAGCTTGGAACTGCGCGCGCCCGCGCCGGGCACTGGAGCGCCGCGCGTTGCCCCGATCGAGGCGCGTGACGACGGGCTGAATCCCATCTCCGAACCCGAGCGCAGCATGATCATCGCCTGTTTGTTGACGATCGGCAGGAACGGATTCTGAATCAGGTTGCCGTCCTTGGTTTTCACGATCAGCCCGGCGCGCGTGACTTCCTGCACCGCCTTGGCGTGGAACACGGCGGCGACGCACCACGTGATCAGACACTCGCGATCGGTCTCGGTCAGCAGGCCGGGCGGCGCGGTCAGCACGGCATAGCGCCATTGCTCGCGCTGCGCGTCGTCCATCCACTCGGGCGCGGCCCACAGCTCGCCCACGCCTGCGGGCGCGTCGTCGGTGATGCGCCGCCCCCGCGTCGGGCCGTGCAGCTTGGCCAGCGCGTGTGGCTTACGGACTCGTGGCTTTCGACCAGCCATTTGTGGCACCATTCAACGATGCGTGAAGCGAAGCCGATCGAGCGCCCGCTGTTCGTCCCGCTCTACGGCGAACACTTCGACAATTTCGCGCGCGGCACCAAGACCGCCGAATATCGCCAATACGGCGCGCGCTGGAACGAACAGACATGCCGCGTCGGCCGTCGTGTCGTGCTGTCGCGCGGCTACTCGGGGCCGCGCCTGATCGCCAAGATCGTCGCCGTGCACCTGGTTCCCGCCCGCGACATCCCGAAAGACGTGCGCGGTCTGTTCCCGGTCGGCGCGAAGCTGATCAGGATCGTGCTTTCACCTCCGCAGAAAATGCTGGATCAGCCAGAGCCGCGCCCGAGTAGGAAAACACCGCGCACGGACGGCCGCCGCCGCCCTTGACGACGCCCGTCCGCCCCGTCGCGGGTGAGAACACGCCCGGCCGCTTGCGCAGCCTCCACGTCGG